TCCAAGCGAGGAGGAATATCCCCCACGATTGAGTTCCTTTGAGTTTGAGGGCGTACCCTACGAGTCCTGACCCTGCAAAGGCGAGAAGCCAGTCCCACAGGGTCAAGTCAAGTACTTTCATTGATTTATGTCAAGTTTTTTTACATGGTCTTCTCGTATCTGGACACACTCTGCAGACGCTGCAGGATCATGAGCACGATGACGGACAGCAGCGTCGTGAAGATGGCGCTCATCAGGTAGTAGCTGCCACCGTTCTTGCTGACGTTCACCAGCTGGGAGATGGTCCAGCGGACCACGTCCATCCATGCGATGGCGGTCGCGAAGAAGAAACCCGCGGAGACGGAGGGAGCAAAGGTGCCTGCTGCTGCTGATACAATGCCAGACATTTTACTTTATCTGGAGAAAAAAGTTCGACTGGGTCGGGCATTCGTAGGGGAGTCAAAAAAGTAGTATCCTGGACCGATGTCGACATACGGCAATGGATCCTCTTCATCATCATCATCCTCATATTCCTCCTTCTGGAGAATCACCGAGTACTTCACCCTGGGGACAATCTCATCGTCTGATTCTTCATCAGTGTCATCAAAAAGTTCATACATACTCTTTCATTGCTTTATTCACTGCATTCTTCAACGCACGCTCGGCTGGACTCTCTGGTTCCCATGCATCCCACGTGTCAGCACACTCGTTCATTTTGACGGCGTGTTCGTTGTCGGTGCCTTCGTATCGGATCCATTGTTCGTCCTCTTCGTCCTCTTCGTCCTCTTCCTCTGAGTCACTTTCTTCATAAACCTCTGGAAACAGAGACCCAATCTGTCTGCCCGTGACTGTCCTGGCGGCATACATGAGTCCGTAGCATACGTCCTGTGCAGTGACTGTGTCACGGCCGGTCGCCTTGGCATAGTGGGCAGCGAGAACCACAGAGGACTCGAACACGGGCAAAAAGATGTGCTCCATGAGTTGTACGCGGTGTATTTTTTTATGAGTACATTATAGTAATGGCAGCAATTTCGGTTCTTCAACTTCGAAACATGGCAACAAATTTACTTGAAAATCCACCCGAGAGAAAAAGATTAACAGAACAGGAATACATAGCCTCTTTAAAGAATCGAATTTTATCAACCCGTGTTCCTAGTGTTTCTATACAAAGCATTGTAAACACTTTTAATGAACCTGTGACACGTGAACAATTCAATAACGCTCTTCAAAGTCTCGTTGCGTCAATAGATGTTTTTATTCCACCCGTTCATACACCAGTATCACTCCAGGATATAAGTTTAGAACTCGGGAGAATAAGTCAAGTTACCGACTCTATCGATCAAGAAATATTATTCATCAACTACATTCCATTTATTTCTCAATACTTGGATACTACAAATGTAAGAGATTCGCTCGGTACACGTAATCAAAAATTAGTACTTGCAAGTTTCATTCAGGATTTTAACAGACGTGTTGATGCTCTTACCGACAAGACTAAAGTTCCGGAGTTTCAGTTTATTGTTCCATCGCACAACAATTACGTCAAGAGCGTACAATTGGCTCGTTCGAAACCAGAATCCGACTCTGTTACTGCGGCGTACACAAATATCATATACAACCTAATTCACACAAGTCTTGTGATCCCTCCGTGGACTTTTCCAACGGAAGTATCACTTTTAGGGTTTTATACATCCGTAGCCACATCAAACACATCATTTATGGTATACCTATCAGATCAAACACCTGGTCTTAATATATCAAATGGGTGGGTCGTCAACGGGCTTTCGGGTGTGTACGGAAATGTGAGAGTTGTTGATTATACCGCGAATGTATACGGAGATGTTGTCATTTCGGCTGGACCCCCTGCAGTCTCATTCCCATTTGTATCAAATGCACGCGTCGTATCCGATCAACCAAATCCCAACATGACACCAAGTTCAATTATACGTCTGATATTTACACCACCCCTCGCGACAAGTTCAATCGTGTCAAATGTCGTCGCTGCACCGAGTTTTGGATACTACGATCCGAGGTACTTTGATGCGACTCGTATAATCGGTACTCCAGGTGAAATTCGAGACTTGAATTCAAATGTCATGACATCCGAGGGGCGTGAAGTATATACGACAGTCGTTGATCGTGGAGCTGGGACGGGCGCACTCACGGCACTCGTTGCAGTTGGAGCACAAGATAAATATATGTATGGGGGTGAATCAAAGTGGACTCCATACATTCTTCAACATACACCATTTGTCCTTTCTCAAAGACTCACAATTCCATTGGCAAACGTCGGGGGGTATCTTGGAAAAACAGTTCAAATTGACTTATTTCCTCGTGAACGAGGTGATCTCATTTCAAACATGTACCTTAAATGCGCGCTTCCTGCCCTTCCAAGTGGATATTACTATACAGAACTCACTGGAAGGGCGATTATACAAAAAGTTGATTTTTTAGTGGATGGAGAAGTTTATGAATCAATCACAGATGATTGGTACGTCATCAACGATCAATTGGCGCTCGACGCAGACGAAAAACTCGGAATGTATAAACTGGTCAGTAACGGAACACCGGAAAACACAAACGTGACTGCGACGACTCAACTCAGTTTAATCGTTCCTCTCGAATTCTTTTTCTGCCGGCGGTTCACACACATGCGTCAGAATAAAAAGCCGTATTTTCCAATGTGTGCTCTTACGAATTCGACAATTTCAATCCGCTTCACATTTAACAAGTCCTCGTGGATCACGAATGCGCCAATTGCGGTTGATTTAATCAAACCACAATTGTTGCTTGAAGAAATTACACTTTCTCCCACAGAACGAATGTATTACAGAAGTAAACCCTTGCAGTTGAGAGTTCCTCGTGTTTGGAAAGAGGCGGTTCAGTCATTTTCTGGTGGGACTGCTCGTCTGAATCTCACAGCTGATTTCAATGTTTCTATGATGGTATGGTTTATTCGAAACAAGGCGTACGAAAAAGAATCTAGTTCATACTATTCATCCAGATATTCGTATGGGTACACTACAGAATACATTGTCGCTGCGACGCCTGTAACATTTTTCAATGGAGTTGAATTAAAGTACATTGACACGATCGAGTATGCGACATTGTACTTGAACAACCAAAACATTCTTTCAAATTTTCCAGGTGGTCTTTATTATACATTTAAGCAGGCGATTGATCACGGACTTTCAGTTCCGACAAAGAGCATGTATATGTACTGCTTCAGCGAAAAACCTTTACAGTATAACCACGACGGAGGCAGTTTGGACTTTTCTAAACTCAACTCACAGACAACACATCTCGATATAAAATTCTTGGAGCAGTATGCTCCTCAGATTCAGGCTGAATACTCGCTCAACCTGTACTACTACGGATACGTAAACTTGGAAATTGTAAATGGGCGAATTATGCGTATTTAACTATGAAACAATCAATATTACCAGAGTTTGAGAGACTTTCAAAAATAGTTCCATCAGAATTGTAAATTGTTACTGGGGATGATTCGTAATACCCAGTCACATAAGAGTTCTCTGACCCGTCGACTGAAATAGAGTTTCCAAGATCAGATCCCGTACCACCGACGTGGGTCGCCCATTGAGCAATCCCAGATGTGTTATACTTGACTATGAAAGTATCATTATTTCCTTCATTCGGAAGAGTTCCAAATATAGTTTCATCAGAATTGTAAATTGTTACTGGGGATGAATCGTAATACCCAGTCACACAAGAGTTTCCTGAACCGTCGACTGAAATACCATACCCGGTATCAACTCCTGTACCTCCGATATGTGTCGCCCATTGAGCAGTCCCCGACGTGTTATACTTGACTATGAAAACATCGTTACTTCCTCCATTCAGAAGAGTTCCAAAAGTAGTTCCATCAGAATTGTAAATTGTTATTTGGGGCGAATTGTAAAACCCTGTCACATAAGAGTTCCCTGAACCATCAACTGAAATACCATATCCGGTATCAGACCCTGTACCTCCGATGTGTGCCGCCCATTGAGCAGTCCCGGACGTGTTATACTTGACTATGAAAGTATCATAATCGCCATCATTTACGAGAGTTCCAAAAGTAGTTTCATCAGAATTGTAAATTGTAACTGGAGAAGAACCATACAGACCTGTGACATACAAATTTCCAGATCCATCGACTGTTATACTTTGTCCGTTTTGAGGACCTGTAGAACCAGAAATACGTGTCGCCCATTGAGCAATTCCAGACGTGTTATACTTGACTATGAAAACATCGTTACTTCCTCCATTCAGAAGAGTTCCAAAAGTAGTTTCATCAGAATTGTAAATTGTAACCGGTGAAGAAGTATACCACCCAGTGATATAAGAGTTCTCTGAGCCATCAACTGAAATACCGAGTCCAACATCGTAAAGAGAACCAGCAATACGCGTCGCCCATTGAGCAGTCCCGGACGTGTTATACTTGACTATGAAAGAATCAGCCAAACCAGAGTTTGTAAGAGTTCCAAATGTACTTTCATCTGAATTGTAAATTGTAATTGGTGAAGAATAATAGTACCCTATGAGATGCGAATTTCCTGAACCATCAACTGAAATACTGCTTCCAACATCTCCACCGCCGCCAAAGCTTGTACCAGTAATGTGTGTAGCCCATTGAGCAAATCCAGTTGTGTTATACTTGACTATGAAAGTATCAGCACTCTCAACATTCGTAAGAGTTCCAAATGTACTTCCATCTGAATTGTAAATTGTAACTGTTGAGTCGACGTAGTATCCTGTGACATAGGAATTTCCAGATCCATCGACTGAAATACCTTGACCATTATCGTCGCCTGTACTAGCAATACGTGCCGCCCATTGGGCAGTCCCAGTACTGCCCGGAGCCGGCGGAGGAGGAGGCTGGGGAGGCGGGGTGGATATACCTGAGGAAAATGGAGTTGTACCACCCTCTCTCAGTGGATTCAATGTAACTCCGTCGCCATCTTTGATTCTAAAAAGGTTGTACGAATGGGCATACATTCTCAAATTTCTTTCACTCGAAGGACTTGCTGTAAGTGTCAATGAATGTTGTTGGCGCGTAATATTTGTCATATTCATTTCACCAGTTGGTTGATCGTTTTCAGGCTCGAGTGCGAATGAATACATGTAGTAATTACCATTCGGAACACGTGTGTGGTACTGTAAAGGCTGAAGTACGTGAAGATATTGTGCAGATGCGTAGTCATTTGTGATGAAATCCTGATTATTGAGCGTGAGCTGAAGCTTTACGAGATGGTTTCCATAATCGTATACATTTGATGCAGCATCACTCTGAATAACCCAAAAAAGTTCCTTGACATCATTTACAAACTCTGTGTAGTATGTGTATGTCGTCTGGGTCGTTGATGTCGGAATTTTAAATTGTAATCGTTGAAATGTTTGTGTGAGATACACGAGTACATTCTTCTTGAACCATTCTCGTTCAGGCTGCGACAAGTACACATACTCAACAAACAAATCAACCTGAATGGGGTTTGTATAAATCGAAGTTGTAAATATACTCGAAGGGTTAAATACGACCCGAAACTTTGGAGCCTCTTTAAGAGAAATCAACGGAATACCTTTTTTTAAAATCAAAAACGGCAAGGGTATGTGGTATGAACTCAAAGCAGTCGTTGTTCCTGTCCCAACCATGGATGTCAAAGCACTTTGTTTCCCCTGTGGAACTTTAATGTCTCCGAGCATGTACAGATTTTCCCCGTAAATACGTTCGATGAGTTGGTCCTTGTATGAAAGTTCAATGCGATCGATCATCGCAGTTCCTGCGCTCGGTTGTACTGTTGTTGGTGCGTCTGTAGGCCATGTCACACGGAGGTACATGGAATGAGCCAAGTCACCAACTTTAGCAATCCATACTGTGATATCATCCCCCCAATGTACGTCTTTTGGAAATTGCAGACGTATCACCTGTCTCGAGAATTGAGCTGGGAGATCCTCCATATTTACAAAGCAGAATTAAATAACAGTCCTCCGAGCCCACCTTGATACCCAAGGACGTTGAACGATTTGCTGTACACTCGAATGTACAAATCTGAAGTTGGTGCTGACTCCAACGTAACGTCAAGAACTGGGTATGCTATACGGGACATGTTGAGCGTTCCGGAAGGGTGAAGTTTTTCTGGATCCAACGAGAATGAATACACATTGACGTTACTGCTCGTCGGCATGGTTGTGTGTGACTCGAACGCCCGGATGTATCTCACAGTCACTTGATCATCGTCAATGATAATTTCGTTATTCAGACGGAGAATGATTCTGCTGACGACACCTGGATCTTGTACGACGACCCACAACTCACGTACTGGATTGACAAATTCGAGCGGGAACGAATCAGTCGTGTGACCTTGTTTGAATACGAACTCGTTGAGATCAGTTTGACCATACAATGAAACTTGATTCGTTGGAGGAGGTTTGACATATTTTTCGTATTTCACAATGACACTTGTAGGGAGGTTAGTTCCTGACATGGTCAAAGGATCAAACTGAATAAAGTCACAGTATGTCCAATTTGGATCATATGATTCATCAGCTTCCACAATATAAATATATCTCGAACCTGTTATGAACTTTAAACCCTGTACTGTAAGTTTATAAGACGGGTCTGTATTACTGACATCTGTACGGTGAGTGTTAAGTGTTATTTGAGGATGAGAACCGTCTGAAGCAGTAATTTCATCTGGTCGAAAATCAATCCATTTCCATGAATTTACATCATCAAAAGGTTTTGTTGTATCATATTGATGCCATGCTGTTATTCTTGAAAAAGTACCAGAATAAATAATATCATCAGAATTAGTGTAAAAATACATATATTTACCATCAAACCCACCAGCCGAACTAAAATCAAAATTTGATGCACGAATTAATGTATCTCCTGTGAAATATTCCCACGAAGATTGTTGATCAATAGGTTTTGTGATGTCATACCGTGAAAAATATCCAGTTGAACCACTTGTAGAGCTTGAACCCGTGTACAGATATTTACCATCTGTTGAAAATAAAGTATTGTGTAATGGGACTGGATTTAATATAGTACAATCTACTTGTGAATAAGCATCTGTACTTAAAAAATTTTGTGTATCCAAACGTGCTATATACGATGGACCACCGTCAACTGAATATGTTGGAAAATAAATATACCGACCATCAAACACGGGTTTGAAATAATAGTTTGTATTTGTCAACTGTAGTGTATCATATATACCCGGGAAAATATCTTTTACCGAAGCCGGAAGACCAGATGGTGATAAAGTAGGATATGAATATGAAGTCGATGTGTTAAAATCACTCATTGAATCGTATCTTAGCCACATGAGATTTGTATGAAGTCTATTTCCAGGTATAAATTGAGAATCGCCACCAGGATCTATTTTTGTAGGAAGTGGGTATATCAACGTTCCAACAACAATGACATCCGATCCATCTTGTGTCATTGAAGATATAACTGATGACAAAGGAAACATAGTTGTGTTTATAAGTGATGTAGTCGAAGCATATGTAGCCCAAAAAGTCTGAAGAGCTGCTTGGTCACCCGCAGATAGTGGAGCAGTTTTGTTATAAAATCTGTACGTAAGTGTCCATATTGTACGGAGTCCGTTAAGTGATCCACTCACAAGACTCGTGTATGTAGAGCCTATTATATAATAATTTATTTTGTATTGTAAATACACGTAACGAGCATCACTGAGTATATCAAAAATTTGATTATTTCCATCCCCGTATGGAGTAGGTGGAAATGAACTAAAAAAACTGTATGTACTTTCCGTCCAAGGAGTCGTACTTTCAGTAAGAATTGTGGCTATATCGGCTTTTTTAACATATCCACCTATTCCTTTATAAATTGTTCCCCCGTTTATGGTTATAAGCGGTAGTCCGTAATCACCACCTGGTGTCCATTTATAAAAAGTCCCTGTGTCTTCGTTGTAAAATCGATATGAAGAATCAGGAAATAATGGACCCATAATGACATAATTTTTCCACCCTATAGCCGATTGTATATTAAAATTGTTTGTACCGTCAGCTGTGATTGCTTGGAGGTTTGATGTTACATATGAAGCCCCGTCCAGAAATCCATTTGTCGTGATTAAATTCGAAGGAAGGTTTTCAAATTTTTCAAATTCGACATTGACTCGAACCTCTTGATTTTTAAGAGCATTCATACTTATCGTATCCATATCAAAGTTGAGACGAGTGTAGTACTTTCTAGGAGCCGTGATGGTTGACGTGTCATTTTTACCTTGAAGAATCGTGAGTCCAGCTTGATTTTCGTACGGTATCCCGAGATCATCCTCTATGATCAGTCTTTCACTCGTAAGGCGATCGATCGTTTGACCACCGATGGTCAATGACGCATTTTTTATCAACTTACATGCAACCGAATCTACATATGAAAATCCAGTTGTAGGGGGTGGGGTGTATCCGCGGATCCATCCTGCCTGAACAAGTGTCAACTGGGAAGACAAGGTTCCATTTGTAAAGTTGTATGCTGGATAGCCGCTTATGTTAAAAAAGTCTGGAGAACGAATATCAAACCCCCAAAACGAGGCGCTGTTTTCATTTTTAAAAAAGATGTTGGAGTACACCGGAGACGTGAACACAAACTTTGTTTTGGTTGAATCGTAAGCGACAGAAAGGTTCGAGTACCCTACAAAGTTTGTTGCCCATTGATCTAAAAATTGTGTATTAAAATAACCAACGAAATCACCCGGCTGAATTGCGGGCGTGTCCCCCCCCTGAACATAAATAGCTCCATCAACCTGATCAGAGTACGAAGGGTACACATAACCAGGTCCCAGAGGAGTGTACAACTCTGGGAGCGTAGAACGTACTGATATACGTCTTATGACATCTCCTTTAAGGGGGATTAATGCTGATGCTGAATCACCAAATTTTATACTAGAAGCATCAAATGGAACTTCGTAACTCTCTGCGATGTACTCTTCAGTCGGGGATGGTTTCGTTGAAAACAAAGTATAGTCTGGGTTTTTAACAAATGTTCCATGCGTGTCGAGGTGAATGGATGTACCTGACATGTCCTATGAAATATCGGGGTTTTATTTTTGCCGCGTATTTCGCGTGTACAAAAAATCCAGTACATCATTAGGAAATGACCAATTTGCAGCTCAAAAAGTTTGACCCGAGCAAGATTGGAGACGACAAGGTGTGTGTGTTCATCGGTAAGCGCGGCACGGGCAAGTCGACGCTCGTGACTGACATCATGTACCACAAGCGCCACCTGCCCGTCGGTATCGTCATGTCCGGTACTGAGGACGGCAACCACTACTACAAGCAGTTTATTCCCGACCTGTTCATTTACGGTGATTACAAGCGAGACGCCATCGAAAAGGTGCTCGATCGTCAGAGGCGAATCGTATCAGCCGGTGGGAAATCGAGTGCGTTTTTGCTTTTGGACGATTGCATGTACGACAAGGCGTTCATGAAAGACACGTGCATCAGACAATGTTTCATGAACGGGCGTCACTGGAAAATCTTCTTTTTGCTGACGATGCAGTACTGTATGGATTTGTCACCAGACCTGCGTGCAAACGTCGATTACGTTTTTGTCCTTCGTGAGAATGTGATTCAGAATCGTGAGCGTCTGTACAAGGCGTTCTTCGGCGTCTTCCCGACGTTCGACATGTTTTGTCAGGTGATGAATGCATGTACTGAGAATTATGAGTGTCTCGTCCTCGACAACACGAGTAAATCCAATCGCATCGAGGATTGTGTGTATTATTATAAGGCACCGATTCGCAAGGGGTTTCGGATCGGGTCCGAAGCAATGTGGCAGTACCACCAGAAGAATTACAACCCGAAACACATCTCAACACCCCTGGTCACTTCTGGAACGCCTGCAGGGAACGCACGGCGCCCAGGAGTCACTGTGAAAAAAGTTTAGTAACCATAGATGAAGCTCACAGTTCTTCTTAGCATCGCGGTGTTTGTTCTCTTGTGGTGGTGGAACAAAACACCTACATTTGATTATCATGTCATTCATTTGTCCCATATGACGGACCGAATGAATAACATACGCGAAATGGAGAAGCGTATCGGACAGACGATAAACATCTTCAAAGCCAGTGGTCCGAGCGTCGTCGAGGGGTTCAAACCAGGTGAAGTGGGGTGTTACCAGAGTCACATGAGAATCATGGACACACCCAAAAACACAAAGTACAGTGTCATATTCGAGGATGATTTTATTGTACAACCAGGATTTCATTCAAAGGTACAAAAAATAATTCAGGACGCCGGTGACTTTGATATTCTATATCTAGGAAACCTGGATGGAAATCATTCTGACTGTGTCAATGGTGACGTGTACAAAGTGGACACAACAAGATACTTGACTGGCATGCACGGGTACGTCGTCAAGAATGAAAATGCATGGAAGATTATATCGAAACTCGAGTACAAAAAACCAATCGACCTCGAATTACCAGATCTGATCAAGACAGGTGACGTGAACGGTCTCGTCGTATGGCCATCCATCGTTGGACAGAATTCAAGTCTTGTTTCGTCTATCCGTGTTTGATTGCGCTCCTTAGACGTAAAAGAATTCACGCATACCAATAGATGATTATCGAGGATCTCGATTTCAATGGGTCGAGCGACATCATGCAGTATATCCCCCAGGTGGAACCTGAAAAGCCGACACAGGAACAGGCCCAGCCGCCGGTTCAACAGCAGAGTTCTTTCGGTCTCCCTGATGGACTTCAGCCGGTGTACCAGACGCGTTCGGTTGAACAGCCCGAGTTATTTAAAGCCGAAATAAAACCTCCTCAAATAGAAATGGATTTCTCGACGCCAATTTCTGATGTTGTGCCGAGTGCTGATTTCGACATGGGCCCATCAATGGGTGGCGGCCCGTACAAGAACCCACAGAACAACAGAGTGGCTGCGCTGAGCCTGGACAATGCGTCAGCTGGTCCAGTTTCTTCCTCCTCTTCAAAGAACCCATTTGGTCTGACTGACGACCAGTTGAACGCTGCACTCGCGGGCATTGCCGCAGTCGCTGCATTCTCCAAGCCGGTTCAGAACAAATTGGCGGATCTGATTCCTAAATTTATGAGCGAAACGGGTAATCTGTCAGCGACAGGCATGCTCGCTACCGCATTTATCGCGGCTGTTATTTTTTTCATTGTTCACAAATTCGCCAAACCACCACCCAAAAAGTAGACCCGTTTTCAAAATGGTTTAAAACTGGTCAGTTGCTGTAGAGGAGCCCGCCCATGCCATCCTTGATGCGCAGGACGTTATAGTTCATCGCGTAAAAGTAGCGACCGTTGCCACCAGCCAGAGTGCTCAGTGAGACACCGGGTGGTGCGACGATGCGGTACGTGTCGATGCGTGAAAAGTTCAGCGTGCCAGTCGGCTGAAGCTTTGACGTGTCCAGGCAGTAGGAAATCAGTGCGACGTTCGCCGTTGCGTTGTTGTGGTTGTAGCCGAAAGGTGTGTGGTAGTACTGAGGT